GATTAACCTACGATTGACTCGTAGATATCGGATACCTCTTCAAAGTTGGCTTGCTCTTCTGAGATATTTTGTTTGTGGAAGATACGAGCTACCTTGCGCATATACTTCTTTGGAAGGCCAAATTCATCTTCCATACGAAGCAGACATTCTTTAATGTAATCAGCCTCAGCCTCTGTACGAGTCATAGAGTTAGAGATCTCAGTAAGAATGTTTTGGATCTTCTGCTTATCATCTGGATTAATAAAATTAGCCATTTGCTTCCTCCGCTGCTGGTGCATCTTCTGCCGCTTCCTCACCTTCCTCTGGTGGAGGTGTGTGAGCTTTTACGAATGCTGCAAGGCGGCCACGAACACCACCAACTGCTTCCATTTCTGAGCCTTCAAAAGCACCACGCTTTGAACACACATCAATGATTTGAACAACATAAGCTAGATCACCAATCTTTAATTCTGGTGCTGCTTCTGCTTCCTGTGTTTGAACTTCTTCAGTCATTATCTACTCCTAATTTGCAAATTTAGATGTTTTTTCAAGTGCTACCCAGTACTCTACTGGAATAGTCTTATTGACGAAATGTGATAAACCCTTAGATGAGAGCGATACATCATACTCGCCAGCTACAAACTTAAAGTTGTTAATGTTGAATACAGCAGTGAATGTACCGTTCACATTCTCAACAGTATCAACTGTCAGCTCATAACTATTACTGGTCGCATCATCGTTGTCAGTAATCTTGATAATCATCTTACCAGATTCATTTGATACAACAACATCAGATACACCAAGTGTCGCTGCTGCTCGTTTAAGTCTAGCCATATCTTCTGTGAAGAGAGTAAACTTAACATCAGCATTAGGCATCGTTACATCTTTCTGAGGGTATGTAAGAATAGACTGATCAGAGAAAAAGTAGTTTACACTTTGTTTCGCTCTTGCATCAGCAATCTTAGCTTTCTTACCTGAATCATCGAATAGCATGACTGGTTCGTCAAACATATCAACTACAGATAGAAACTCATTGAGATCATAGATACCAAATTCTTGAGGAATGTCCTCAGTGATTGTTACAGAGGCTAGAATGTTCTTAGCCTCACTAATTGTCTTTACATTATTACCTGGTCTGAATACTAGATTAGGATTAATACTTGCAAAGTTTTTCAATACGGAGATTGTTTGTTCAGATATATTCATTACTTCTCCTCATACTTTTTATCATGTTCTTTACCATCGCCATAGTCACCATCATACTCATGTAATGTCTGAGCCTTGAATGATAGATACTGGCCAACACGAGTGCCAGGCTTAATCTTCATAGGACCTACTTCGACATGAAGTACGCCTGCCATAACTCCATTATAGCCTGAGTCATAGAGACCTGAAGTAAGAAAACAACCGTTACGATTGAGGGTAGAACGAGTGATAACAAAACCAGCTTCACCATTTGCGACATTGATCTTATTCTCCATAAGAACTTCATATGTACCTTTCTCAAGATACCAATAACCATCATCAGCTACTTCTAATGGAGTAGAGCCACGATGAACCTTTTGCTCTTCATCAATTGTAAAGAGCTCTTCGTTAATTGTAAAGATGCTACCTACACGAAGGTCAACTGCATTAGGTTGAACATCACCTTCTTGTACTTTAGTCAACTCACTAAACGAACCAGCTGAGCTAGCTGCACCAATATTAAGCATTGTCATTGTTATATTCCTCTTCGTAAATTCTATCACGATTAAAGTTTAATACATTACGCATACCCATCATAGCGATGTCAGCATAACCATCATTGTCGTCAATAAAAGCTTCAAGAGCATCACATTGCTCTGTTGTTAGCTCGTTGATATCCCAACCATAATCACTAATTACTTCTTCAGCCCACTCAGTCATTTCACGCTCGACCCAGTCCATAATCTTACCAAGTCTTACTGGCGGATCAAATACTTCAACTAATTCTTCTGCCATATTATTCTCCTGGTGGTCGTGTACGATCGCCACGATCTAATTCATTAAGTAAGAAGATACAATAGTGAATGATCTTCATTACATCTTTAGGATTCTCACCTTCTTTCTTACCAAAGCGTTTAGCATATTTAATAATATTAGCCATATAAGCTTCTTTAGCAATACCCATATCTTCCCAATCGTCACATACATCACGACCAGAAGAACCTGCATAGTGCTGATTGTAGGTAGCATCAACATAAGCTTTGATGCCAGCTATAATCGTTCCTTCGTTATGTTTATAATTTATTTCCATTAATCACCTTTTACTAAATTATCAATGTAGCCTATATTATACAGTATAGCTGTGATTTGGTCA